CCATGCATATTGAAAAAACGATTCTTGAAATTGACTAGGTAATAAATGTTTAATAATAGCAAAATTAGATTTTATTGCAAGATCTAATGAATCTAATATCTGTTTTTCCATAGTCGAATATTTATTATATGCAGTCATTTGAGCACGAGTCAATTTTCCATTTACTGCATATAAATTATATATCTTCTTCAATACCCCATAAACAATGGTTAATGAGTTTGATAACTGTTTTTGTATAAGCTTGGAATACTTCGCTTCCCTTTCTAGAAGATATTTATATGAAGCATTCTCAAGCTTTGGTAAATCCATTTATATTAACAACCCTTTTACTTCATTAATTATATTGTCATCTATAATAATACCATTTCTTTCTTTTATAGCAATTAAAATTTGAAATAAACTCCCATTATCTAAAATATAATTAAATAAATCCAATTCTTTATTCATTTATAACCTCCAAATTTACCCTTACCCTTTGCACTACTCTCTTTTTTCCCACCACCTTTTCTTCTACCTGATCCTGGTCCACCCATGTTATGCTCCTTTTTATTCCATTGTCTTAATTGCTTGATGCAAAAATGTAGCAAATTGTGAAACTATCTTTTCATTCTTTCTCAATTCACTTTCATCCATAGCCCCGAAAATATGATGAACTAATTCATGGAAAAATACCCATTCCTTATAATCACTTGAAAATGTTTCATCCTCCTTTAATTCTATTTTGCTTCTAGCATAAAAAGCCATACCATCACATTCCAGTCCTTCACCTGTTATCTGTTTTACTTTATCAACAGTTATAGTCATTCCACCCAATTGTAAACTTTTAGGAATAATAAATATCATTCACCCACTCCTAATTCCGGATTCGATTTATCCCAAATAAAAGCTCTTTCTCCATTTTCATCAATCAAAGGAAAATGACTTCCACATATTGCACAGAAAGTACCAGAATAAAAATGAGGATTAGTTGCATACGTTTCACATAATGCTAATCCCATTTCCGTAAGTCCTCCGCATTTCTTATGTATATATCCTCGATATAGTGGCCGAATAAATCCTCTGGATCTTTCCTCTTCACTAAGTACCAAATACTTCTTATTCTGCCCATCGGGACCGGGAACACCTAAATCAGGATCGTTCCTATCGGTAGTTAGTCCTGTGCTCATTCTGGTAATCTCCTTTTCAATTTATTATAGTCATCTAATGATACCCATTTACTTCCATCGTATTCAGTAACAATCAATGGTTTTAATTCATCATTACATTCCACAAATATCTCCACTAGAGAATTATTGATGGCCATTCCACCAGCCTTATACAAAGTCTCATAATCTTGTGCTTCAAATCCCATCTTATCATAAATCAAATACCTGAATGTACCAATATCCTTAATAAGTTTTTCAAATACCCATGCCACTTGTTCAACGGTTGGCTTAGTCATGCTATATTTTCAATATCAAAACTACCCAATACTATATCCAAATGAAGTACTGGTAAAGAATTAACTGGATATTTAATATTCAATTTATTTACTAATATAGAATGACCATTACATGAAATATCTTGACATACTCCAAACTTATCCCTTTTCAAAATCCATTTATCATTTGTTTTTATAGTTGGATATATTGCCATTTTCTATCATCCTCCCATTACTTGCATTGTGGCATCATCTGGATTCATACCTTGATTAACCAAATCATTAATTTGTTTTTGTTGGTCAGGATTAGGCATTGCATTATATACATCCATTCCCCCAGTCATTGCCAATTGTTCCTCCTTTTCATATTCCAATTCTTTTTCAATATCAGGAATAATATCTTCCGGCATAATACCAACAATTGCCCTTCTACTAAATCCAGCTTGCATTAGAGTCAATGATGTTTGTGCAAACTCTTGTGTATTCAATGGCACATTTCTTTTATGACTAATTGTAACCATTTCAGAACCACCATCTGCAATATTTAGCATCTTCATGATCTTAGAAATCAAGCCTATTCTACAATAAAGGCCAGTATCAAAATCAGCTTCTGTACTCGATACTAGATTCTCGAAATCAAACATTAGTCTTTGAATTGCAATACCGCTCGCACCAGCCATTTTTTCAGAAGTGAAATCGGGCACATGAGATTGAATATGAATCATATCTCTTAATTGTTGACCTACTAATTGAATGAAATTAGTAGGTATATCTTTTGTAAGGAACTTGATATCTGCCTTTTCATCCAAGTTTTCAAATACCCTACGGCGCTTCAATAACTGTAAAGCAAAATTTTGCTTAGTTGGATCTTTCTTGGCAATTGGATCTGTCAACCCAAACTTCTTCATAATCAAATAGGCAAAAGCGAATCTATCAAACTCATTCATTGAATCGGAAAATAACACATCATGAGCATCGATAAGACTCAATATATTTTCCATAATGGATTGCATTTCATCACCTAAATAATATGCAACTACTGGAATCTGCTCATAATAATTCTTATATGATGATTGATCTGGCAATAATATCCATTTACCATTATCCAATTGTTTTCTAATGTATGTTTCTATTCTATCGGCATAATATACTTCAACTTTATAACTAGTTGGATCTTCCATTTGATAATAACGAATAGCCACTTTCATTTTAGGTTCGGGTGAAAAATCATATAATACAATCATTTCCCTAGGATCAACAGTGAAAAACTTTGGAATAGCTTTTATTGGTAACTGTGCATCCATTGGAGTAGCTAATGAATCAATATAACATATCTCATAAGATAATCCAAAAATAGCAGTATTACGCCCCGCTCGATTAGTCTTGATATGTTCTTGATTCATATTATAAATATTCTGTAATTCATTGACGAATTCTTTTTCAATTGGTTCTTGTTCTGGGGTGATTTTATCAATCTCTGGAGCATTTTCATTTGATAAATCAATAGTTTCTTGTTTGATATTAGGCTTGTATGTAATGTATTTAGGGCGATATGCATATCCAGTATAAGTAGTAACTATTTTCCTTCCATAACTTACCACAATCCGATTATCGGGATTATTAGGATCAGGTGTCTTCCTATTTAGAATCTTTACATCTTTTCCTTTGTAATATTCCCATAAATCATTTAAATGAGGAACTGTATTATTTTCATAATTTTGAATGTATCTAAGAATATCATCAGAAGATAAAACGTCTTTAGATGTTTTTTGTAAAACCATTTTGGTTATCCTCTCAATATAGAAATAATCGAAGGTAATGCATATAGAAATCCACTAATAAAAACACTAATAAAAGCATAGTAACTCCAATCATGTTCTTTTTTATATTTATGTTTTATAAAGCCTGCAATATGTTTTTTAGTGCTACCATGTTCTAAATAATATGCATAATCAATCATTTGTTTTTCTTCCTAGGCACTTCATCTTCATTAGAAATTACATTTCCAACAATAGGTTCCATAATAATTGATTCTGTATTTTGATTAATGGTCTCTACAGAATGAAATCCTACACAAACATCAGGACATAATCTGTTCTCATCATAAAACTCACAATTGATCTTTCTGATATTCACACAATCGATTCTGCTACTTGGCATTTTGTTGCTCCTTTAGTTCAAATTGGTTATCAATATTTGCCCATCTACACATCTATAATAATGTTTACCTTTATATTCTAATTGATTCATATAACCTTGCTTAAATAATTCCAAATAAAGCTTCTTATTAGTATTCCTATACTCTTTATTCAACTCCAAAAAACTATTAACCATTTGTTCATATTCCTCGAAAGCATTCATTTTTATTTATTCTCCTATAATCCTAAATCGTCCAATCCCCAATCTAATTCATCACCACCATAATATCTATTATATTGATTACCCCAAATTGATTCTGTGCCATATCTTATAGCTGAAATTGTATCATCATTTAATTCAACAAAAGCATCCATAGCATTCCCATCTTTATCTTCTTTTCTTTTGAATGTTTGAATCTCTTTGGCTAAATTAGGGCAATTAGTTCTATGAATATGTATTTTAGGAATAGCGGATAAATAATCAATACCATATTTCAATGATCCAGGGCCTTTCTTCGCAGCTTCCACTTTAAAACCATTTCTATTCCATTCTTCTATTCTATCTGGCTCTGCACTATCGGCACTTATTGTATAATCATAAATACTTGAATAATTTCCAAAATGCTCTTTAGTCTCATTTATGAAATCCTGATTAGTCCATCCCTTTCCATATACTTCATCATAAATATATAATTCATTTTCTCTAAATCCTCCTCTTTCTATTGTACTAGCATGAACAAAACCATAATCCATCCCCACAAAATTATTCTCTAAATCTTCTTCTTTATAATTAAAATCTTCAATTACATAATTATTGAATACTATATTTCCTAATATTCCCCAATTACCCAATACATAAACATCATAATAATATTTATCAATATCCTTAAACCTCAAAAGCTCTTTTCTTTCTTCCTCACCATAGAACCTATTATCTTCATGGTTTGTTTTCAATATCACAATTTCAGGATTATTTTGAATAGCACTTATATTAGTATTTTTGTGTTCATAAAACAATGTATCTTTAGTAGCATTATCAAAAAATCGTTTCTTTATCCATGATTGTGCATTAATAGGATTCATTGAGCATACAGTACGTTTTCTAGTTGAAGTCTCTCCACGCATACGCACACCATGCAATTGATTAAAATCTCTTTCTGTAAACTCCGGCAATTCTTCTAATCTTAATCGAGTAATAGGACCTTTAGTTGCTCGAATACCCTTTACTTTTTCAAGTTCATTATCATCTTTACATCCACTAAATAATATCTCGTTGCCAGTCTTCAAGCACAATATTCTTTCATCACCTTTAGAATGATTTATCTTGAATCTATTTGATAGTTTGTCATCAAAGTATTTTCTATTCCACATATCTATAACATGGCAATAATCAGAAAAAGTAGTATTGTGATTAGAAGCCGATACTTTTCTCATTACCAATATATTGTTTTCTTTTGATCCTAACGTCTCTAATAAATCCCTTTGAGCTAAAAAATATGATTTACCCGATCCACCACCACCATAATGTATCTCAATTCTAGCATTTGATTTTAGATATGGTAAAAAAGCCTCATTAAAAGATTCTTTAGGTATAGTATATCGTTTAGGTTCTTTTATATCAGACATTATTTAATCTCT